GGCCCCCCTGCTGCTCGGTATAACCACCAAATGGTCTATGACAGCAATGCGTCCAAGGTAATCCTGTTTGGAGGGAACACCGGGTCAGGATTCTTGAATGACACATGGACCTACACGGTTGGAGGAAGCACGTGGGCATCGCTGTCGCCAACACTGCCGCCTTCTGCACGTACGCAGGCTGGCATGGTGTACACCACTACCGGTGTGAGTGTTCTTTTTGGAGGCTTACTAACTGGCAATACGACATCGAGCGACACTTGGCAGTTCAGTAGTGTGGCTAATCAGTGGTCGAAGCTGTCTCCTGTGGGCATTCCTAAACCAAGGTACGACCAGTTGATGGTTTACAACTCCACGGTTGGTGCTGTGTTTATGTTTGGCGGTGCAAGCGCTTTTAGCTCACCTACTTATTACACAGACAGTTGGGAGTTCCAGGCAGGAAACTGGAGCACTGTGAACTTTGGAACTCCTACACCACTTCCCCGAGTGGACGGCATGATGACCTATAGCGTTGCAGGAACCCAAATGGTTCTCTTTGGAGGAACATCAGTCGAAGGCGGCACGGTCCAAGGAGATACGTGGTCTGGGGCAGTGGCAGGGTATGGTATTGCTATTAGTGAGTGCAATACTTCTAACGCAACGACGCTAGGGATTCCCGTTGTACAGCTGGCTACTCCTCAGACACTCGTTCTTTCCGGTTACTTCCAGCCAGTGCCTGCGGCTACGCCTATTGTTGAGTCCTTTGTTGCTCAGCTGGACTGGTATTCCAGCAATGGTGCTCCTATTCTTCCCTCCTCAGTTGGCGCACCAGTACAAGAGATTGCAGGACAGTGGGTACGTGCGTCCGTAGCGGCCACCCCTCCTGCGGGAGCTGCGTACGTTGGCCGCACATTCAAGTCTGTGAACGTCGCCATGACCGGGGACCGGCACCTGTTTGATGCAGCGCAGTTGGAAGTTAACACGTTGGCCACTCCAGGCCCCACTGCGTGGTCGCCTCCACGGGACCTGTGGCTGAACCTGTTCCCTGCTGCCCGCAACCTCATCGTCAATGGTCAAGGGCTGGCGGGAAGCTTTGGCTGGACCACCCCTCTTGGTGGAGTACTAACTGAAGTCAGCACAGGCCCCACGTCTAATCCCCGCTGGCCAGCTGGTGTCAATGCCGGGTTTAAGATCACGGGACATGGGTCTTGGCAGTTCTATACCCAGACAGCTCCCATGCCGATAAATGCTTCTGATGCGTACTCTGGATCTTTCTGGGTTCAGCCTTCAGGATCGGGAATAGTTGACCAGTGGGTCGTGAACATTGCCTGGTATGCAACTTCCAACCCGTTCTCATCTCCTCTCTCAACTACGCATGGGACGCAAACGGTAAACACCACAACCGGTACGTGGTCACAGGTCGGTCTTCTCAACGTGACAGCTCCTGTTGGAGCAAACTATGCACGGATGCAGATCGTCGCTGCCGGTACTGGGTCTATTCCTTCTCCGTACTACTTGGCTGCTCCCCTGTTCAACCAGGGCGTCAACGTGGCCTACTTTGATGGTACGTTCTCCCCATCGCCGGACTATGCGTTTGAGGGAACTCCTAACAAGTCTCCTACCGCCTGGTACCCCAATGTCCTGACCCGCCTGGACCGGCTCATCGAGGTCATGCCCGACTACACCCCCATCGGGTCTACCTTCTCCATCTACACCCATGCGCTCGCCTGGACGAATGCGGGGCTACACTAACGGCTGTGCTGTTTCTGCTAACTGGATTCTCTGCCTTCTTCTCGGTGCAGCTGATCAAGGTTGTGCTATACCCCAAACTGACAGGGGAGGGCATAGGCAGGGCCATCTTCAAGATGGTTCTAGCGGGCCTCAGCTCCTTCGGAGCGGCCTTCCTGGCACTCCCGGTAGGTCACTGGCGCACAGCCGTTGTGTACGGTCTGGCGGGCGCTGGGCTGGCCCTGATTCTGCACAAGGGAGTCCGGTGGATCTCAGCACTTGGCGATGACGCCTGGATACGGTTCATCAAGAACTCCAGCAAGTAAGAAGGAGATAAGAATGGCTGAAGAGACAGCACGCCTCACCCTGGCGTTTGTAGGTGACCAGGAAGTCCACCGGAACAATGCCAGGGCGCTGTTGGAGGACTTCGTGGAGGGGTGGCTCAAGCAGCATCGAAAGGGCGAGGTCCGTGTGGTCCTCCCTGATTGGGATGATCCTACTGACACAATGAGCGACCTGGATGATTGGGCCAGCACAGCTGGGTATGCAGTATCTCATGGACTTCCAGAAGAGATTGTGGCTGTCCTCCAGATTGAGCCGGATGCCAGGCTGATCCTGGTGGGTGATCCCAATGACGACGACACCCTTTATGATGTACTGGAGGAAGCGGCGAAGTACCGGATACAGACCCGGTCACTGATCAATGGATTGGAGAAGGTTGTGTTTGACGACGATGAACTTGACGACGATCTCGCTGGCAAGGAAGGGTTCCATGAAGTGGACGTGGAGACCGGTGACGGCTGGGCCGAGGAAGAGCCGGACGAGCTGAGCGCAGAGGCACAGGCTCTCCTTGAGGCGGTCGATGACGTGGAGGATGCTCCTGATGACGATGCTGCGCCCGATCTGGACATGCTGGCCGAGCTGGCTGATGACGGTGAGATTGAAGCACAGCATGAGATCCAGAGCATCGCCAGCGCCCTGGACCTTGACGTGTCCGAGGCCGAGACATGGGTTGATGCCGTGAAGGCCATCCGTGCTAGGACATATGACGCAGCTATTCACTATGAAGAGACAGGTGAGGACGTGCTGGAGCCTTCTGTGGTAATCGTTGCAGGGGACGAGTCGGTTGAACTGGTCAAGGAAGACCTGGAAGAACTGGTGGAGGAACTTGCTTCCAGGGAGACCCTTACGCCTACTACCACGTACACACGTGAGGAACTGGAAGCCAAGTCTTTTGACGAAGTCAAGGCCATTGGCGTGGAGTGCGGCGTTGTGCCGGGACGTGGTATGCAGCATCGTGTGTACGTCAACAAGATCCTGCAGGCGACCGGTGTGGAGACCGAGGCACCTAAGAAAAAGCGTGCTAAGAAGCAGAAGTTCGATCTGTTGCAGGGGCCTGTTGAACTTGCTGATGGTCCGGCAGAGGACGATGAAGTGCTCGCCGTGAAGGACGGTGCAGCAACTATCACATCTATTCGTAGTGAGCCTGACACGGTTTCACTTAGCACTGATGTTGTAAAGGAAATGATTGACAGCCTGCGCCGAGCGGCAGATGCGTTGGAGGCTTTGGTCTAACCAGTTGAGTGCGGGGTTCCCTTCCCCCGACTTGCTGGTTACGTTGCAGTGGGAGCCGTCGCCTGCTGCAGCAGCCGGTCATAGGTTGGCCCTTGCCGGGGATCAACCTATGACCGGCACTACACTCTTCTCTCTACCCTCTTTACGAAAGGTTCTGCTATGGCTGATCTTCTGCTCGCTGACCCCCACATTCCAACAGCGTTCAGAGACATCGGTTATCAAGATTTCAGAACCACGGGAACAGATGGACCCATTCGACGTGGCATCTACAAAACCATTAGAGAGTGGCGTCCGACCAAAGAACGGCCCAATCTCCTGCTGTATGGTAAGCCCGGTCTTGGTAAGACATTCCTGGCTGTTGCCAGCTTGAACGAGCGACAACGACTCTGGGAGTTTCGTACGAAGACCGGGAAGGATCTGCCCCCTGAGTCAGTGCGTGTGCTACGCCAGAACTTCTATCCGGTGTACTTCGTGCAGCTGGCCGAGCTGATCACGATGCATCTCCGGTCCTTCAACCTCAGAGACAAGGATGACGTTGCCTGGGCAGAGCTGACCGACCTGCTGGAGGGCCTGTCCGACCGAGCCAAGTGGTTGGTTATCGATGACGTGGGCAAGGAGCATGCCACGGGCACCGACTTCTCCATCGATACCTTCGATCTGCTGGTGCGCAACCGTTTTAACAATGGGCTTTACACGATTTTTACCTCCAACATGCCGCCGTCCCGATGGGAGTCCTGTTACTCTGAGTCGATGCGGTCTTTCATTGAACGTACTTCCGAGATCATAAAGTTCACCGACTAAGTGGAACGAGGGGACCTAGCAATAGACAGCCGTGCGGCTACTGTGTTCGTGTTCGACGGTCTGATTGCCACCTGCTTCCGACCTAAGGCAGAGAAGTGGGCCTTGCGCCGCCACCACTGGGAGGATGCTCTGGAATACTGGGCCTTCGACGTACGTGTATGTAACTACATGCATGATCTTATGAGTCGGTACAACATACCAGTGGAGGTACTTACCTGGCATTCCAATGGCTTCGCCCGTGTGCTGGCCGACCGGCTATGGGACATGGACTTGCCGGTGCGTGACGTGATAGGCGGCGACTTCAAGAACCTGCAACAGAACCTGGCGATGGATAAGTCAGTGACCACTGTCTATGATCCTGACCCACACCATCGCTATGCGTATGGATACAAAGTGAGAGAGATGCCCCGTGGCTGACGTAGCAAAGCGACTTATCTCCAAGATCGTTGCAGAAGGTGACTTCACCCCTGCCCTTAGCGGCGGCATTAAAGAGAACTGGTTTGAGGATGAGGAACCACGCCGGGTCTATATCTGGATGGTGGACTACTACAACCGGTACAACAAGACACCGACTGCTGATGCTCTTCATCTTGAGTTTCCCACTTACAAGCTGCTGGACGTGGAGGAGCCATATCAGTTCTATGTGGATCGGTTCCGTGCTACCCGAGAGCGCACCCTCTTGGTGGATGGTGAGATCGATCTGCATGAAGCCCTAGAAGACGGCGACTTAAAGCTGGCCAAGGATCGTATGTCCCAGACCCTTAGCCGTGTGGGGTCAGAAGTCAGCTCTCTCAATGACCTAGTTGCTACAACAGAATGGCGCAGTAGGTATGACGAGTACGACGAGATGCGCATGCACTCTGATGAAATGACCGGTATCCCTACAGGGTTTGAAACCTTCGATCATCTCACGGGGGGATTCCATGATGAGCAGTTCATCCTCTTTGCCGGTCAGGCCAAGGCGGGCAAGTCATGGCTCATGATGAAGTCAGCTGTTGCAGCTCAAGAAGCGGGCAAGAAGGTCTTGTTCATCACGTTTGAGATGAGCCTCAAGGAGCAGATGGCTCGCTATGACGGCATAACTTGTGGAATCAACTCCAACAAGCTGCTCCGCAACAAGCTGGACGACAATGACATGAAGTTGCTGCGTCGTGGGATGAAGGCTCAGGAGAACCGTGACGGCTTGTTCATCTGCTCAGCGGATATCACGGCCACCACTACTCCCTCTGGCCTGTCCGGCAAGATAGATGAGCATCGCCCGGACATCGTATTCGTGGACGGTATCTACCTCATGGAGAACGAGGCCGGTCACCAGCCAGGCACAGCATCGGCCTACACGTCCCTCTCCCGGTCCATGAAGCGCCTTGCTCAGCGGGTGAAGATCCCGCTTGTGGGCACGATGCAGGCATTGAGTGGTAAGATGGACAAAACCGGTAAGGTCACGCTGCACAGCTTGGGATGGTCATCGTCTTGGTCACAGGATGCGGACCTGGTTATCGGTGCTGAGAGGGACGAGACAGCGCCACTGATCAAGCTAAGGATCGTGGCAGGGCGCAATGTGTCACCGGCAGAAACGTTTATCGCATGCGGCTGGGAGGAGAGCAGCTTTGAAGAAACAGAATGCATTGAAGAACCTGACGAACCTTGATCAGATTCTGGAGGATCTTGACATCAAGGTAGTGAACAGTGGGCGGGAGATTTCCTGTCACTGCCCATTTCACTCTGACAGTCACCCTTCGTTCTCTATCAACTCGGACACAGGGTTGTGGATCTGCTATCAGTGTGGCCGTTCTGGCACGCTTACACACTTGTTGGAGCAGATTGGCGGCGTTACTGATCCCGATCAGGCCATCAGACAAGTCAAACGTAGTAGGTTCCATCCCCCAAAGCTGAGGCCTGCACCGCTCATTGAACTTGAAGAGTCTCTGCGCCAGGAGCCAGAGGACCCTTTCTATCTCTATGCCAAGTACTCGTCCTTCGGTGACGTGCCGGACTGGGCGCTGGAAGAGAAGCGGATCAGTAGGGATGCGGCGCAAACCTTTGGCATTAGATGGAAGCAGGGATGGATCATTCCTATATGGTCACCCCGCAGAGTGCAGGACGTGACTGAGGACTTCTGGGGTTGGCAGTTCAAGCGAGAAGCTGTCGTTAATAACTACCCGCCCGGACTTAAGAAGTCTCGTACCCTCTTTGGCATGAACCAGCTGGACAATGGCCGAGAGGCCGTGTTGGTGGAGTCTCCGCTGGACGTGGTGCGCATGGCTACAGTGGGCATCCCTGCCGTGGCTTCCTACGGTGCCATGGTGTCGCACTATCAGATCACTCTCTTGGAGGCCAAGTTCGACAGGCTGACACTGGCTTTGGACAATGACCTGGCTGGGGTGGAGCAGACACAGAAGATTTGGCCGCAGCTGTACCGGAGGATGCCGGTCCATCTGGCTGAATGGGACGGCGACATCAAAGACCCCGGTGACATGACCGATGAACAGCTGGTGGACGTGTTTGGTGCTCCAGAACGCTGAGCTATACACGCATCAGGACGAGTGCGTGGACAGGATGCTGGAGCGGCAGTCTCTGCTCGTTGCCCATGACATGGGCCTGGGCAAGACCGTCACCACCATCGCCGCCGTTGAGGAGCTGATCGACAGCGGTGAGATTGAACAAGTTCTCGTTATCTGTCCCGCTTCGGTCAAGTGGCAGTGGGCTAAGGCCGTGAAGCGGTTCACAGACGGTGGCCTGGTGAAGGTCATCGAAGGTAACAAGGCCGAGCGCTGGGCGCAGTACCGGGTCCTGCGCCGTGGTGAGATCGAATACACGATCATGAACTACGAGCAGGTGGTCAGTGACTGGGACACGCTCCGACACTTCGCCTGGGATGCTGTGGTATGTGACGAGATCACCTACATAAAGTCTCCTTCTGCCAAGCGCACCCGCCACGTGCGGCGCATAGAGGCTCCCTATAAGTTTGGTCTGTCAGGCCAGCCCATAGAGAACCGGCCTGAAGAGCTGTACCACATCATGAAGTGGATCGACCCTGACGTGTTGGGCAATGCCGCCGTGTTCGACAAGCTGTTCGTGGTCCGCAACCAGTGGGGCGGTGTCAAGCACTATAAGAACCTTGAGCGGCTGCGTGACCTTATGCAGGACGCCATGCACCGTAAGAAGCGTTCCGACCCCGATGTGAAGTCGAACATGCCCAAGATCGTGCAGGAGGAGTACATCATTGACATGGACCCCGCTACTCAGAAGGTGTACGACAGGATCGGCAAGGAGTTAGTGAGCACCATCCGTGGTTCCAGTGCTTACAGCAGCTGGAACATCTTGGACCACTACTCAGGCACAGGTGAAGGGTGGATGAACGGTGAGGTCATGCCCCGGCTGATGGCCCTGCGCATGCTGTGCGATCACCCTAAACTGTTGGAGTACTCGGCTGAGAAGTATGACGATCCTGACTCGCAAGCTGGGTCGAAATACGCAGCACTTCTGCGTCAAACGGGTCAGCTGGGTCAAGTTGATAAGCCCTCACCGAAACTGCGGGCAACGAAAGAAGTCGTTGAAGACATTCTTTCCGCTGATCCGTCCAATAAAATCGTCCTATTCTCATTCTTCAAGCCTATGCTAAATCTCATAGGCGAACAACTGAAAGGAGTGAGCCTTGAGTACTTCACCGGAGACTTCACAACCGAAGAGCGAGAGAAGGCCAGAGACCACTTCCAGGCCGATCCAACCTGTCGGGTTCTGCTCTCCTCCGACGCTGGTGGCATCGGGGTGGATCTACCTGCTGCGAACTACCTTATCTCGTACGACCTACCTTGGTCAGCTGGCAAACTCAAGCAAAGAGAAGCCCGCATCGATAGGATTTCATCGGAGTGGGACGAGATCACGCTGATTAAGATGGTCATGCGTGATAGTATCGAAGAGTGGATGTTGGACCACCTGCTCCAGAAGATCGGGGTGGCCGGTGCCTTCATCGATGGTGGCTATGACAAGCAGGGCCAGTATCAGCTGACCGCCATGGGCCTGGCCGATTTCCTGGAAGGAACGGTCTGATACACCGCCCTGGTAGGGTGCTAAGGTCAAACTATTGAAAGGAACACCAATGCCAACAGTTGCCACGAAGTCCTTCCCCTTTACCCGCCGCTTCAAGGAGTGGCGCACGCTCAAGGGCCAGAATGAGCTGGTCGCCAAGCGCCTGGACCTGCTCCGGGTCGGAGAGGGAGGCAGCGGCAAGAACCCCAAGGAAGGTTCCATGGTGGCAGCCATCATGGAGTTTGGGGAGGAGATCGAAGGCGGGCACTTCCTGTGGACCTTTCCCGCCCCGGTGGAGTACAGCGAGGGCCGCAAGACCCAGGTCTATGAGAGTCTCAAGGCCGAGCGCCGCCTTAGTCCTGCGGCCCCTACCCCTGACCCTGAGCTGGCCGAGGAGCTGCTGCGGAAGAAGAACCTGTGGATGACAGAAGAGCAGGAGAAGCACCTGGAAGCCCTCAGGATCTCCTGTCCCAACGTGGTCTTCACCGTGGAGGCTGACCCGGATGCCGTGTCCGCTCTCTACCTCAAGAAGGTAATCTCCGAGAAGGAGTACGAGAACACGCTCATCGACCAGACCGAATCGTGGGCCTTCGTGCCTCAGGAGCTGAAGTAGTGGCTGAGCGCACGCCATGGTGCCAGAAGGGTCAGCACGCCTTCTGTACCGCCGAAGAGTCAGAGTGCATGTGTGGTTGCCACCACGGTGTCAACCATGATTTCATCCATCGGTTCAAAGAGGAACACGGTCACCCACCATGGACTATGTGTGGGGAGCCGCCATATGCATGTCTTAAGGAGAGTGAATGGACGACCAGACCCAAGAACTAATCGACCGATTGCGCCATGAGTCAGCTGAGTATCAAAGGCTTTGGGGAGTCATAAGCAGCTTGACTGATTGGGTGGAGCAGTCAGCACAAGAGGCTGATGTTTTGGACAGCTTGCTTGACAGCACTAGGGCATTGGCAGGTAGTGAGAAGAACGAACGAATCCATCAGCTGGAGGAGAAGATCGTCAAGATGCGTGCGGCTATTCGCAAGCTGGAGGAGTGCCGTGCCTTTGAGCGGGAGACCGAACAGTTGCTCGTTCAAGCCCTGGACGATATTAGGCACGCTCCTACCAAGGCGAGCATGTTGATCAGAGCTAACGATGCACAGTGTGTTCATTCAGACCGTAAGGGGCCTCGGCCTCAGGAGGCAGATGCCTCGGCGTAAGCGTCCCGCTCTATACCAACCCCAGTACTCATGGGACGGCAAATGGCATGCCCTGGACTATCACGGCCAGATCGTGATCTTCTTTGAGCGTGCAGGCCTGGCCCTTGCCCTTAACCGGAGCGTGGCATCGATTCGTGCCATGGAGCGGAAGGGTATTATCTGTAAGCCGAAGATTCGGCTCCCCTCTTATCCCAACCCCTGGCTGTACACCGAGTCACAAGTACTCGCTATGATCCAGCTAGCTGAGGAAGAGGGTGTCATAAACCCCAACTATCGCAAGCCATTCTCAAGACGATTCATCAATGAAGCCCATGGCATCCTTGGTCGGACGCCCTGATAGGAGAAACAATGCCAACTGTACGACGCCGCAGCTCTGAGGACACCGTTGCCAACCGGCGACGTGACCGTGTCCGTGATGAGGACGAGACCACGGAAGATGAAGAGGAAGAGCGACCACCCCGCACTCGCCGTGAGCGTGAGCCGGTCAAGCACTCCTCAAGCCAGGACCGTGACGACGACCGTGACGACGAGGATGAAGACGACGAGCCTCCCCGCCGTTCTCGTAGGTCAGAAGAGCATGTTAGGGACGATGACGATGAGCCTCCTCGCCGCCGTGTCAAGAGGGAAGAGGAGGACGAGCGTCCTTCTCGCAGCAGCCGCAGCAAGAAGAGTGACGTGCCTGAAGGCGTCCGCACTGGCTGGGATGGCGCAGACCAGACCACCCGTTCAGGCGGTGGTGGGGATGTCAACTGGCTGAAGATCGGGGACCACGTGGAGCTGATCAGGTTTCTTGAGGATGCCCCGCTCACCAGCTTCCGCCAGCACTGGCTGGACTCAGCAGGTGATGAGCGCAGGTCTCGTCCGTACCTCTGCCCCGGCTCCAAGTGCCCGGTGTGTGGACAGGGGGACAACCCTTCTGGCTACTACATCTTCAATGTCCTGCACCTGTCAGGTGGCGGCTTCCCTGAGGCCAAGGCCCTGCAGATCAATACCTCGGCCTACAACGATCTCAAGGAAGTGTTCAAGGATCGCAAGACCGGTAACCCGATCATCGATGTTGACTTTGCCTCGCTGAAGAAGTCGGGCAAGGGATTCCAGACCCGCACAAAGTTCACCAAGGTGAAGGACCGTGACCTTGAGGATGACTGGAACGAGATATTTGAGTACTTCGATTTCCAGGATCTGGACAGCATCATCGAAGAGGCGCTGGACGACCTATACACCATTGAGGATGTCTCCCCCAAGGCAACCTCACGCCGGGAACTGGAGAAGTTGGCCAAGTATCTGGACGAACCTGTAGACGACTAGGGCATACAATATGCCCGATGGGGTCCTTACCGCAGCCCAACTTAGAGAGGTCGTTGAAGCCTACAAGGCTTTTGACGAGTTCGTCATCGATGTCGAGACCGTCGCCCCCACCAAACAGGGACGACTTAATCCCCTACGTAACGAAGTCTTTTGGGTTAGCCTGGCTGGCCCCGGTAGAGCCGATGTCATCCCCTGTGGTCATCCACTCGGGGAACGGGTCATATACGACACGGACGACGAGACTCACCGGGTCAACAAGCAAGGCAAGTACCAGGAGCACAGGACTAACCCTGATACAGGGCGGGAAAAGTGGTATGACCTGCCCGACCAATGGACGGCGCCGCCTAAGCAACTGTGGGTATCTGAGGTTGCTAAAGGGCTAGAGCCTCTGCTGTTCTCTGAGCGGCGCAAGGTCGGACACAATCTCAAGTTCGACCTGCGCTCTATGGCCAAGTACTACGGAGGGAAGGTGCCGCCCCCTCCGTATGGGGACACAGAGATTGGGTCCCGGTTGGTGAACGAGAACTTTCCGGCTTACGACCTGAAGACGTGCGTTACTAGAGCCTTCCACTTCAAGTACGAGAAGATCGGCAAGGAGGTCGAGGTACATCCGTACTCCGCTGCCCATACCTACTCGTATCTGGACGCCAAGTACGACTGGCTTCTCTGGCTCAAGGTCAAGCGAGGCCTGGACCGTGAGGAAATGTGGGACATCATGAACCTGGAGATGGATCTCCTGTCGGTGATCATCGACATGGAAGACACCGGCATCCAGATTGACATCGATGTGATCCAGCGGCTGGGACGTGAGTTCGCCATGGAAATGGCAAAGGACAAGGTGGCCATCGACAAGGCGGCGGGCATGGAAGTCAACCTGAACGCCAACGAACAAGTAGCTGATCTGATCTACGACACGTTAGGCCACCCGGTTAAGGAGCTAACTCCCACCGGTAAGCGCAAGACTTCCAAGGACGTGCTGGAGCACTACGATAAGGACCCCATCGTGGCCAAGGTGCTGGACTATTCGGCACTTAACAAGCTGCAGGGCACCTTCGTGGAGGGAATCCAGAACTGGGCTACCGATGGACAGGTGCATCCCTCCTTCCAACAGGTGGGCGCCGTGTCCGGTCGTATGTCCTGCCGTGAGCCGAACATCCAGCAGGTGCCGAGCCGCACTGAGCGTGCCAAGCAGCTGCGTCAGGTCTTTATGGCCCGCCCCGGCCATGTACTGATCGTCAGTGACCTGTCACAGATCGAGCTACGTATCCTGGCCCACTACACCCAGGACCCTCGCCTTCTAAAGGCGTACGAGCAAGGTATCTCTCTGCACAAGCTGCTCGCTGAGAGGATCTGGGGTGCTGACTACACACCTACCCAGTACATCCTCGCTAAGAATGGGAACTTCTCCTGTTTGTATGGAGCAGCGCCCGGTACCTTGGTCAAGCGCTACGGCTTCCCTGACATCAAGGTGGCTAAGCAGGTGCGTGACGCCTTCTATGACTCTTATCGCCGGGTTAATCCTTGGAAGCAGGACGTGCTTGCCATTGCCCGGTCTACCTATCGCAAGGGTAAAGTCCTTCCCTACGTAGAGACAGTGCTGGGCAGAAAGCGGCGTCTACCAGGGCTTTTCTCTGGTGTTGAGAAGGTCCGGTGGGGTGCCGAGCGCCAGGCCATTAGCTCCATGATCCAGGGGTCGGCAGCTGACATCTTCAAGCTGGGCATGCTCAACCTCTATGACCAGTTACCACAAGTCAATGGACATATCCTTATGGTCGTTCACGATGAAGTAGTGGTCGAAGTACCTGAAGATCAAGCAGAGGATGGGCTAATGTTGGTGAAGCAAGCCATGGAACAGATACAGGACCCGTGGGAGCCTGATGAACCGCTGGTTACGGTACCGCTGGTGGCCGAGGCCCATGTAGTGCAGCGATGGAGTGAGGCGAAATGAGTTCTTTCTGGGGCAACAAACTGGGGACGACTGCGCCCCCTCCACCACAACCGGTTATTAACCCGAACTATCTGCCACGTGGCATGGGCAACACGGACCAGTCCAGACAGCGGGCGGTCAACGACTACGCCAGTCGCATGCCCGGTCAGTATCAGGCACCGCAAGCGCCGCCTCCTGCTGCCCCCCTGCAAGGGTCCCAGTGGCAACAGAACACCACCGACCCGACACGGGTAGCTGAAGTGCTCCCCATTTGGCAATGGCAGGGTAAGGAAGGCGCCGCAGAGACTGCAAGGATCGGTAACTGTCCCAGCTGTGGGTCCACCAACTTCTTCTCACGTTCTAGCGGTACCGTGATCAATACGAATAGTGGCACGGCTGCTTCACCTGCTCCTGAGTGCTTTGAGTGCGGCTATCCTAGAAACCAAGGAATCATTGCCGGAACAGCCTCCACTAGCGATCCGGCCATGGCCGCTCGTCAAGGTGCTGCACCCTCTGCACCACTGGGATCTATTGCCCGCCTGTCTAACGCTTGATAAGGAACTAATGCCCTCTGTAGGAGTCGACCCATCTGTTAAAGCCGTCATGGCCAAGATAAGAAAAGAATATGGTGAGCACGCTGTGATGCTTGGATCAGAGATGGTTCCCAATGCTGAAACGGTTACTACAGGCTCGCTTAGCTTTGATGCTGCTATGGGCGGGGGTTGGGCAGTTAACCACTGGAATGAGATCCTTGGCCTAGAGTCAGCGGGCAAGACCATGGTCGTGCTTAAGACCATTGCCGCTAATCAGGCTCTTGATCCTAAGTTCACCACCGTGTGGTTCGCCAGTGAGGACTTCCATGAACCCTATGCTCAGATGATGGGCGTGGACCTGTCTCGGGTAGTGGTTATCGAAGAGAACGTCATGGAGTATGTCTATACGTTGGCTATCGACTTCATAGCCACACACGAAGTCGACTTCCTTGTCATCGACTCCTACCCGGCCCTTGTCCCCAAGGAAGAGAACAAAGGATCGATGGAGGATAGTCAGGTCGGTCTCGGTGCCCGCATCACCGGTAAGTTCCTCCGCAAGTCCAACCAGGACATGAAGGCGCCGCTTACAGGCACAGGCCGTGACCTTACGGGCATCGTTATCAACCAGTACCGGGACAAGATCACCACCTACGGTGACCCCCGCACCACTCCTGGTGGCAAGGGTAAGAACTTCTTCTACTTCCAACGGGTGGAGGTACGGCGTGAGGATTGGATTAACAACACCAGGGACGACCACATCGGCCAGACCATCAAGATGACCAATGTGAAGAACAAGCTGGCCCCTCCTGGTCGGGTCGGCATGGTGGATGCGTACTTTGCCAAGGGCAATGGATTCGATGCAGGACAGTACGATCTGGTTAAGGACTCCATCAGTGCTGCTATTGCGTATGAGGTCATTGAAAAGACAGGCCGCATGAAGTACACCTTCGGTGACAAGGAGTGGAAGAGTGGTCGCCCTTCTATGGAGGAAGAGATCAAGAACGACGAGAAGCTGCAGCAACAGATTCGTGAGGCAGTGCTCGCAAAGGTAGCTGATGGACCCTCGTAGACGAGTCTCCAGGGCACAGGAGAAGGGCGTAGCTAAGCGCTACGGAGCCAAGCAACATGCTGGCTCTGGTTCTGGAGCCAAGCCCCAGGACATGCACACAGACGATTCACTCATCGAATGCAAGACGGTTCTTAGGGGGAACCGCCAAATCACAATCAAGGAAGATGACTGGAAGCAGCTGCGCTATCATGCGGCTATCCAGGACAAGTCTCCTGTCTTGCATATCGAGCTAGGAAACCAGCGGCTGGTTCTAATCCCTGAGGACGACCACCGTGCCGAGAGTCTGGACTAAGACCCCGCTCTGGCTTATGAATGAGCAACGGAAGTGTATTGGACGAACCGACGAGTTTTACAAGGCATCATCACCGGAGGTATTACGTGCTAAGAACATCTGTAATGGAATGGATGGAGAACGGCCTTGTCCGTTTAGATCAGACTGCCTCCGATACGCAATCGACAATGGAGAGAGTTACGGAGTCTGGGGGGGAACTTCTGAAAGAGACCGGCGTAAGATTGTACGAGCTAGGAACAAACTTAGGGACCGAACTATTTACTCTCTTGAAGATGTACGATTTCCAGGACAGGTAACGGTAGCCAGACGTGACAAACATTGACCCACTATCTAACTGGACCCATCATCGTAAAGAATGGTTGCATGACAATGCATAGCCTTGCAAAGACAGTAGGCGAGACATTCAGGGATGACAAGCTGGTCACCAGGACTGCACGCTACGTGCAGCAGGTAGGAGACACAGGCAAGCACCGCACGGGCATCTACCCAGCGGAGATGTCGCACACTGAGAAGTGTCAGCGTGCCATCCATTACCGATTGACTGATGTCCCTGCTGAGCCTACGCCTACCTCCATCGTCATGGAGGTCATATTTAACCACGGCAACGAGACCCATGACTGGTGGCAGCAGAAGTGGTGGGGCATGGGCATCCTCAAGGGTTCGTTTTTCTGCATGGCGTGCGAAATGCTGTGGGATGACCTGAGTCCACTGGAGTGCCCCCGCTGTGGCAGGCCCCGGCGCTTCCTCAAGTACAGGGAGGTCCCCTTCCGCTCCAGGGAGTACAACGTGGTGGGCAGGGCCGACGCCGATACCACCACGGACGGCCTCATTGAGATCAAGACCATCGGCACGGGCACCATCCGGTGGGAGGCTCCACATCTGTCCGAGAAGTATGGCCAGGACTGGGACACCTTGTGGAGGAACATCAAGCATCCCTTCCCATCTCACCGAAAGCAGGGGATGTTGTACTGCCACTTCCTGGAGCGGGAAGAAATCAAGTTTATCTATGAACCAAAGTTCGTTTCCGCTGCCCCCAAGGAGTTCGTGGTCAAATACGAGCCGACCTTCATAGAGGAGATCCTTGAGGAGTGCCTGGCCATCAATCGGGATGTCTCCTCAGGTAGGGTACCCAAGCGTCCTGAGTGGGCTGAAAAGAGCCACCGGACGTGTGCCCAATGTCCGTACAGGAAAACGTGCTACGCTCCAGTAAGTAGGAGGAATCTTGATGTCAAGTAGATCGAAGAGGGTACTGGGGCCAAAGGCCCTGGCAGCCCGAGAGAAGTTCCTGAATAACCCTGAGGACCCCCGCCATGGGACCACAAATGGGTACGGGAACCTCCGCTGTAGGTGTGAGCGGTGCACAGAGGCCTGGCGCCAGCGCCACCTGGAGTACATGCACGGTAAGCCCGAGCGCATGCACAAGCACGCTGAGCGGGAGATGAAGCGCCGTGGAGTCAAGCGACAGCGGCCCTATAAGGAGCGTCCTAATGCCCGAAATGGGGGTGAACAACATGACGCATTGGAAGGGGCCGGTGAGGGAACGTGAAGTCGCTGCTATGTTCAATGAAGAGGGCTTTACGAAAGCCCGAAGAGCGCTGGGCGCTGGTCGTCTGGACGATGTCGGAGACATCGACGGAGTACCTCTTCTATGTCTCCAAGTCGCAGGACGTAAGACTGGAGTCTCTACAGTCCTTGATCAAAAACTTCCAGCCACAGAAATCCAGCGAAAGAATCGTGGGGTACCTTTTGCTGCCCTCTTCCTCCGAATGGATAGAAAACCTTGGATCGTTGTTCTAACTCCTAAGATGTTTTTTACCCTGTTTAAGTACGCCCTGATTGGATATGACGTGGAGCGGCTTAAGAAGCATGTAAAACTGGGCGATCATGACGACCACGTCGCCCCCTCAGCCGGGGAGTCTTAGCGGAACAGCAGCGGTACCCCCTGTAATCTTCGTCAGGCCCTCGTCTAACGTACAGGGCATCTCTGGGGCCGTTACCTCTTCCATCCATGAGCACTCCCGTATTACCCTGCGTGCCATAGGTGCCGGGGCCGTCAACCAGGCCCTTAAGGGTGCCATCCATGCCCGCCAGCAGCTGGCCGGGGAGGGTGAAGACCTGATCCTCAGGCCGGGGAACACGATTGTTACCGGGAACAATGGGCGTGATGTCACAGCAGTTGTGTTACATTGTTACCTAGCATGAAGACCTGTACTGACTGCGGTCTAAGCAAGCCCGGGATGACGGAGTTTGTTGGCTCTGCAATGAGAAGATTGATCTTGAAATATCAGGACGCCTGGCTATGGGGTTCACAGTTGACCATGTGATTCCCGTATCTAAGGGTGGATCTGATACGTTTGACAACGTAAGAGCAGCCCATAACTCTTGCAACCGCAGGAGAGGAGTAAAAGATCCATGTCAGGTCCTGATACCCGCCGCTTAGGGCATGCGCAGCGTAGGCGTGTTGGTGAAGCGTCCAATATCTATTCAACAACGGTTAAGCCTCCCAGCTACGGTGTCGGTGACACCGTGAAGGCCAAGGGTCGTTACCGTAGCGGCACGGTAACTGCTATCTTCCCTTCTGTTACCCATGCAGGCGAGGGTACTGACGGTCATGCGTACGAAGTAACGGCGGGCAAGGGCGGGCGCCGGTCCACTCACCTGAGTGGAGAACTGGCTCCCTTCCAAGAAGGTCAAACGGAGGCTCTCTAATGCGTAAGGCTCAGCGTGTCGGCACCAAGTACGACAAGGATCTGGATCAGAAGCTGGACGCCAACCAGCAGGCCATCGTGGACGACCTGACCCACCCACACAGCTACCAGCTGGACGAGTGGGTCTGTTGCGGCGGGCACAAGATTTGTAGCTCTGTCCCTGCGTACAATGTGGAAGCACAGCCGACACAAGCACGTGGCGGCATTGTTTGGAACCGGGCGTACAAGTTCCAACCGCAAGGTCCCTCGTACCTGGACCCTGTGCCTGAAGGAAGTGAGGTCCCCTATGCCCGCTAACGAGTTTGGAGAAGGCGAGGCCGACGCTTATGGTGCCGGTGGTCCTCCCATCAGCCAGCAGGAGAGCATCGGTGCCACGTACAAGATCGTGACTTCTATGCCTCAGGGCCGTGGAGCACACGTGCAGCAGCGCTCTGACTACCTCATGCCTACGGTCAAGACGACCTGGAATGGCGAGCCGGTGGTCCCTGCCATCAATATCACTGATGTGGGTGCGATCTTCCCACGGCCTGGCATGCCCGAGCCTATGGTGGCCGGTCACGTGGGCGCCTTCCCTCTCAACGAGGACAATGGTCAGTTCCAGTCCGGTATCATCGATGGCTGGCCTGATGGTGTGCCGGTCCCAGTCACTTCCAAATAAGGAGTTAAACCATGCTTACCCCCACAGTCCTCTGGACGAAGAAGTTCTTTGTTAACCTCGGTGAGGCCGTCACTGCGACCTTCGCTACTGGTTTCCTGGGTTCACTGGCTGCCTCTGGTGGCGTGCCCAACGTCCATAGCGTTGAGACAGCTGCCTGGTCGGCTGCTGCTGGTGCCATTGCTGTCGTTCTGCACAGCACTGGTGTGACGGCTCAGACGAAGGCAGCCGCAGTCAAGACTCCGTAACATGCTTGCTACCTGGTTAGTCGCTGTTAGCTCCTGTGTGGCTGCAGGAGCGGCAGTGTGGACCGTGTTTCAGCAAAGGCAGCTGAACAAGCACGAACGTCAGCTCAACGCACTGGAGGAGAAGCATGCAGATTCCTAGTACCCCTTCCCAGGACGCACTTAACGACAAGCTGGATCAGATCCGGGCTGAGCTGAACGAGAGCCAAGTAAAGCGTTGGGAAGACCAGCACAACAACAAGCGCCGCCTCCCGGTAGACAACACAACGAGGCTGCGCCACGGCATGCCCACGACCCCCTCGGATGCGGTGTACCGTGCAGAGGCCTGAGGGGAAAATACCCACACTAGGTCAACAGTTTATGCCCATTACACAGTTGAAGGGAATGAAAGCAAATGATGTCTCTGAGGATCTCTACTCTCCCTCTCAACTCAGAGACTTCACAACACTTGGTGTAGGCCCTGAGCATCGGAATCTAAACGTGGGCCAGATGACTAGGGACCATCCTATGTATGACCCACAACGTGGTCACCCCTTTAACTGGGATGCTCTTACCCAAGATGTTGCCAGCCGTGGACTCCAAGAGCCATTGCACGTTGGACACCGTATTGTAAATGGTGCCATAGAACCACGACTTTGGAATGGACATCACCGAGCCATTGTTGCTCAGGAACAGGGCCACATGTTCGTTCCTGTCACAGAGAATCCAAAGCCCCAGGATGTTGTTAAGTATCCCTCTCCCGATGAGAGGCCTAATCGCACGTGGGAGCCGCTCCTGCAGGAGCATGAGAACGAAGCTGATATAATGCATGAACAACGAAAGCAACACGTAGCAGCGGCCCAGGCAGATACCAGGCAGGGTCAGCTGTTCACTGATAGGAGAAAGTAATGGGCAGTCGTAACGATGCGTTTGCCTCAGACCCTGAGTCTTCCTCTGTACTGAAAAGCCTTGGCTACTCAGAGGAGGAAATCAGTGGGACCCCTGGTGAAGCAACGCCTGATGACTTGCGCACATCTCTTCGTCAGCTCTCTGATGCGCACTCATCTGCTGTGCAGAGAGAGCATATGCCACCAATCCCGCCCAATCCGAAGTATGAGAAGCAAGTTGGCACCCCCTCTTCTGACGACTACTGGCAGGGGCGCAAGGACGAGGCCATAGCCCGTAAGGACAACATGAATCCTGGTGGCGGTGGCACACCCAAGCCCAGAGCCACGCCAAAGGCTGCGGCCAAGCCAAAGAGCAACCAGACCATGAAGCAGGTCGGCAAGATCCTCAAGGCCTTCGGTGGCAGTGGCAAGAGTGCGAGCAAGACACTGGGTGGTGTTACCAGGGCACAGAGAGGCAGACGCTAATGGCAGGTAACGAGGCAGCCTCCAAGCTGACGTACGACGAGTTCTCTGACGCTGGGCCATCGCCCACTAAGCAGGACGCCTTTACCACGGTCATCCACATCGCTGACTCCTCTGCGTTCAACCATAAGCATGCCGCCATGCACGCTGACCGGGTCAGGGAAGAACTGATCAAGCTTATGGACATGCTGCCCAAGTCTCCTATCTACAACGAGATGCGGGATCAGATCAAGATCGTTATCTGGAACTACGACCATGAGATCAAGCACTTCATCACGGCACAGGCAGACACCGAGTCACTGGTCAAGCACTTGCGCTCCCACCCTGCGTTCAAGAACGAGGTAGCGGAGACAGGAACGATGACCAACCTCCTCCAAGGGTGGATTCACCCTAATGATAGGTAGTCATGCCTAGTAAGATCCCAATGACCGCTAGTAACTCTCTAGGTGAGCAGTTCAAGCTTTACCATGCCAGCGATCAGGAGTTCAATGTCGGGGACATGATCAAGCCTGGCTCTATGGTCCCTCCATCAGTGCATTCCCGAGAATCAAAAGTTTCATATAAGGTACACTCGACTCGCTGGTCAGATGATTTTGCCGAAAGAGGACATGACCAGTTCGTATGGATGTCGCACAGTCCAGAATCTACAGAGCAGTACGGACGAAACCTGTACGAAGTTCAGCCTGAAGGATTGACTGCCCCTTACAAGACCGCCCCCAGCCGTAAGTTCCCCAGCGGGAGAGTGATTAGTCCTTACCATGTCTCTCTCGCACCAGCCAAGGTAGTGCGTAGAGGAAAGCTGGCAGGGCCGCACCCTAACAACCCTGACATCAGCAAGATCGAGTGGGACGAATGAAACGGATCAAGCCCGCTCCACTTGAGCATCTGAACGAAGACCAGTTTGGCAAGGTTTATCACGTGTCTAACCACCGTAACCGAGCATCCATCAAGGAACACGGCCTTGTTCCTGGCGGTGACATGGCTAAGGATGAAAGCGGTAAGCCCAAGCAATACGGTGACATGAACTGGGTGTTTAAGAATAAGCAAGCTGCGCATACCATGTCAGCAGGTAACTGGGGGATTGGACACAATGATGTCTGGGAGATCGATGCTCATCCGCATGAGGTAGAGGAGGACCCACATCCGGGCTGGGAAAGCATGCCCGACATTCAGCAGGCAAGAGGAGTACTCCGAGGTAAGGTTGACCCTTCAAGGATGCGGCGACTGTGATCGACTTCGACTTCATCACAGCATGCCTGGCTACCGGCAATGCCATCGAAAGCCCTGATGACGTTGAGCAGCTAGCACTTGCGGGCATTACCCATGTCATTGACTGCACCTGGGACGAAGCAGACCAGTATTACCTGGGCGCTGATCCACGTATCTCCTGTCTGTGGAACCCGACAGAGGATGACGGCCAGGCGAAGGACCCCATGTGGTTCATGCACTCAGTCGAGTACTACTTTATGGCAGCCGCCAAGCCGCATACCAAGGTCTATACCCACTGCACCAACGGCAAGAACCGGGGTCCATCCACGGCCTTTGCTATATTGTTCGCCTTCGGAATCGACTACGATCTGGCCATTGACATGATCCATAAGGCCCGCCCCATTACCTTGAACGGCCTGAAGTATGTCAATGATGCGGCTAATGGCCTGCAATACCTTGGGTACCCTGCTTAAGTTATGCTTTAAGGCATGGCACGTCCCAACCCTAAACTCCCGACCCCAACCTCCACTCCAACAGTCGAGCCGCAGCAGTTCTGCAATACGACCGTTATCCCTGCAGCCGGTGGTGGATTCACCACCGTCTACTGTGACCTGTCCATGTACCATTCAGGTCCGCATCAATCAGGTGGCCTGGACCAGAGCTGGCCCAAGAGCATCTATAACAACAAGTAAGGAATCAGATGTCTGATTCAAACTTTGGTGGTGGCAAGGCCATGAGCCAGCTGTACACGGCTGGCCCTAGTGGTGCTCCTATTACCCCCGGTGCCATCGTCGGGAACATGCCTCCCCAGCCGTGGGTGCGCTCTGTCCTAGATGGCAGGCGCATGATGTTTAATCGCATTCCTGGGGCAGATTTCCCCGCTGGATACTTGGGGACAATAACTGATCGTAGAAGTGATCGAGTTCTTGACTCGTTGAAAGCCAGGGTAAACCAAAGAAGTTACCAAAGAGGCGTGCATCTTGGAGAGAGAATCGATCCTGGGGACATGCTCTGGCCCGAGGAAATGAATCCGCTTAGTGGTATCCAACGCCAAGCTACTACTGGTGAGCGTTACGCCCCTCTAAACCAGTTTTTCCAGCCAACGCCCGTGCTTGAAAGCAAGATGGCGCCACGTGGGTCAGAGTCCATCGTGACGATTGACCAGCACAGAGTGTCGCAGCTTGCATTGCTAAGGCCTACATACGGGATGCCATCTCGTAGGCAACAAAGCATGCAAGGCTAAGCTGGATTTGTAATGGGACTTCCAGTAGATCCGATGCCAGGCGACGAGAACAACCGGCCAAACCCTGACCCGCCTCTTCTCAACGACACCGGAGACTGCAAGGGCTGGGCCGAGTCGGACCTTGAGCACCTGGCGCACCTGAAGAGGGCTGGCTCTGATGCCAGCGCATGAGTCATTAGGTGAGCAGTTCGGTCCCCACATGGGCATGCTGGCTGAGGCTGTCCGCAGGGACACGGCTAAGCAGCACGGAGTAGAGCACTCAGGACCGGACGCACCCCAGGTGACAGCGGTAAGAGTTCATGATGATGTCCGTGATAGGTTCCATCCCCAGGCCTCGCACCACATAACAGTGCGCTGGGATGACCCTGATGTAGAACATCACCATGTGTATGGTGTAAACACGTCTAACGAGTACATGCACAACCACAGCACTGCGCACGTGGTTAAGAGCACCGGGCGGGCAAATACTTCATTCACTCCCGGCTAGAGGAGGGCAATGGTTGACTTCAACGACCGCCGCAAGGAGATCAAGCCCCGCCCCTTGAGTGAGAGGTATCCAATGCTCTTTGACCCTAGCACTGACGCTCCCAAGGTTAAAGAATCTTTTGTTGCTGATCAGTATGACGAGCTGAGTCAACCTATTCGCCCTTCCGAGGGGGCGTAGTGGCTGACGGAGATAAGAACGCAGTTAACTGGCAGGAACCGGGCTATGACGAGCCGCCCCGTGATAGTGCAGGTGCTAATCACCTATCCACGGATTACAATGGCCCTGATCGGGTTGTAACCGGCTTTAAGGATCGGAGGCAAAAGAATGTCTGACACTGGAACGGTTGTTGCTAGTGGGAACTCTCCCACTGAGCCAGTGGGTAGTGGGTCCGGTGGTGTCTGGACTCCTGACTGCTGGCACTCCAGTCCTGACGCATTGATTGCTCAGGCCAGGGCACAGAACGAGGCAGGTTATCAGGGCGTGTTCGCCTCTGCTGGCCGTGGTTCTCAGCCTCCTGCCTACTCTCCAGACCACGAACTGCAGGCCTGATGGACGAGGTTCTGGAGTTCTGCCGTTCTACCTGTCGGATCTATCCCAAGGATTCGCCCGCCTATGGGATTGCGGACCACATTATCTATATGTTGACCGGCGACCACCCTGGCTGTCTGTACGATGGCGGTCATCCTAAGGAGGAAGCTGCCTGATGGCATTTGTAGCTGCTATTCCAGAGGTCGCAGAAGCTGTTGGCATCGGTGGTGGTGCAGAGGCTGCCGGTGCAGCTGAGGGTGGCGAGGGCCTTGGCATGGGAAAGATGCCCGGTAAAGGTCTGTTCAATGACCGTCGCATGCGCAGTGGTAACAAGGGCGGCGGCACTGATCCTTCCGGTCCACTAGCTGCTGCCAAGGCCTCACAAGGAGCGTAATCATGCTGCCCACTGAGCAGTTCAGTGGCGATGCCACTGAAGACAAGACACCTTGGACGCCACAGGTCTGGCGTGACGGTCCTGATGTTCTGGTGCAGCAGGCTCAGCTCGCTCTGTTCTCGGACAGGTCAGACGTGGAAGTGGGCGCACTTGGTCCCAGCACTACCAGTGCTTCTATGGATGGTCAGGTGACCCAGCCTGCTAATGAGTCCGATCAGTTGATCAATCCCAGCGCCCCATCAGACGGCACAGGCCGTGCCACTCAGTGGAACAATAACCTCAAGACTTTGCGTGCCACCCATCCTCTGGCTGGAACCGTTAAGCCACTGGACTACGACCCTGATCCGGGTGACGCAAACCCGGCACCGTAATGGCCAAGAGACCTAGCCGCCTTTACAATGCGCAGTACATGGCTGACGCCGTGCAGACGCACGCCGCACTGCAGGCCCAGGCCTTGCAGGTAGCGCCGCACGCCTTCGGCCCCATGTCCCGTATCCCTACGCAGGTGCCCATGGCCGACGAGCCGTTGACACTTAACGCTCACTGCTTTACCTGCAAGGGCAAGAGTGAGTTCGATGCCGAGGGCGATGGTAAGAAGATGAAGAACGGCGCACTGCATCACCAGGGCAAGTGCAAGAAGTGCGGACAGACGCTGTCTGCGTTCGTGTCAGGAGTCAAGGATGCCGCCTAGACAAACCGGTCCAACGGACATGTTTGATGATTATGAGCCAGAACCCGCCCAGACGGCTAACAGGGCAACGCCCTCGCCTGTAAAGAAGACTAAGGAAGAGAGAGAAGAGGCACGCCAGGCCAAGGCTCGGTCTACTCGTTCAAAGATTGGCGGTGCCACACGTAAGCGAGCAGCTTGGGAAGCAAGTCCGGGGGGACAAGAGCGCTCAAGAGACATACAAGACCTTGTAACTACGCACCATAACAACCTTCTTCGTGCTCGGGGCATGCCCGAGATAAACCGCACGCAAATGAAGCGGGCACAGATATACCATGCGCTCGGTGTCACTAACGAGGGACACGGGCTTGGGGACCAGCAGTTGCCGGGGTTTGAGAACCCACACGCTGTGGCCACCCCTCCTCGTTGGGAAGACCTGAGTGATAAAGACAGGGCAAATACAGAAGCGAAGCTAAGGCAGCACGGCACGTCCATGGGACAGATGCAGGAAGACTATGGGCGGCAGATGGATCAGTCTGTCTGGCGAGCACACATGGCGGGCCACAATCGGGCCTCTACTGGTGAGCCTGTTCCCTTTACCAAGCATTTCTATGACGAGCACCCGGCTGATGCACCTGAGCCTTTAGACCGGCCTAAGGAAATGATGCGGGAGTCCCGCAGCCATCTTGCTGGGCAGGGAATCAACATTGACCCCTCTGTTCATGTGGGTGCAATCAGCCACGTGTCTCCCAACACTAAGTTCACCAGTGGTGAGCCGGGACGGCGCACGTCACCAAACATCGAAGCAGCTGAGTCGGTCATTAAGCAGCACGCCGAGGGAGTACCCCCAACCCAGATGACTTCTGGAGTTAACCGGCAGGGGGTAACAAATACAAGCCGACCGGCTAACGCAGTACGGACTGGTCGAATGCTTCAACATACCGACCGGGGCAACCCAATGGGAACATCTCGTAATGCTCCCTCTAAGTCTGCGCCTTTAGGATCGTCGCAGTGGGGTCCAAAGACTGGGCCGTTTGCTAACTCTTTTGACGAGTCTGAGCCTGACTTCTTTGTCGCTGACGTGCATAGTGGTGGTGGTGGTATGTTCCCTCACTTGAGTTCAGAGAAGCCCTACCGTAGGAAGGTAGGAGGCGGGGGTCTTGCTCGTAAGCAGGAGTTTAGGGACGACCCCCGTTCAGATCGGGAACTAAATAAGCGGTACGGTATCCAAAACGTAGGTTACCGAGATAAGAGTGAGAGAGAAAAGGCTATGGGCAGCACGCCTAACTTTCACTCAGCTGCTGACTATGCTGCTCGCCAGGCTGGCATGGAGCGGGGACAAGGTACCTCAGTGCGCCAGCCACAAGCCATGCAGTGGGGTGAAGAGCAGCTCCAGCGTAAGGCAGCGACTCCTCGGCTGGACATACCATCTCATGAACAGGCCTATCCCTCACGCCCTATCCCTCATGTAAATGAGGGACAGTTCAAGATGTTCTAAGGTGGAGAGATGCAAGTTGAGCCTTATGCCCAGCCATGGGCCAACAACTACCAGAGACAATCAGAGGATGCCTTCTGGGTAGCTGAGTCTGCTACGGCTGAACAGCTACGGGCACTGCGCCCGCCGCTACCGCAGATCCAGTACCTGCCCCCTCGTTTCGGCTACCCGACTTATGCTGAGCGCCAGGCCACTGTGCTGCAGGTGTTCGGCATTGACCGGATCGACCCAAGTTACATGCCCGCACAGCAGCCGTCTACTGTGCGCAAGCCTGGCGATGGCTTTGAGGACACTCGCTACGAAGGCTCTGACCGACTCACTAACGGAGGAGACCCACTAGGCCTTGGCGGGGCTAGCTGGTAATCCTTAGGGGAAATGGGTGTGTGGGACGAATCAAGATGTTGCTAACAGATTTGATTGGCCAACATGTATCTAGCGAACGCCGTATGGCTTTAGAGTTGCACACTCTAGTCATTGAAGCTGAGGGCATACTTGGGTCTATCAATAAGAAGTTAGAGGAGGAAACCGATGACCACGGCAGAGAATGAGGCGGAAATCGTCGCTGCCGCAGATCGTCTAAGCGACAAGATCGAAGAGCTGCGGGAAGAGTCCAGAAATGCTGAAGCAAGGGCGATCCAGGCTGAGAAGAAGTCGGCCAAGACTTCTCGCCGGGTCTGGAGAATCGCTGCTGTTGTCCTTATAGACATCCTTTTTACCTTCTCGGTCTTCTTCCTTGTTAATCAGAACCACAACAACGTTCAGGCCATTCAGAACACCGCTTACCAGGCTTGTCTAACGGCTAATGAGTCTCGGGCCAAGGTTGACATTGTGTGGCACCAGTTCATTGCTCTTCTGATCGGCACATCTAGCCATCCCAATACTTCTTCACAGAACCAGGCACGGGCCAATGCCTTCTTGAAGTACGTCGATACCATTTACAAGCCTCAACCATGCAGACGTTAAGTAGTGTATCCGGGGAAGCTTCAGCGCTGTGGATTGTGCTCGGTACAGCAGCGGGCATTGTGACTACGTGGTTTCTTACCACCCAGAGTGGAAGGCTCAAGGCATGGAGAGAGCGCCGCAGAGTCCAGCGGCAGGCCAGCTTAGCAGGGATAGCAAGCAGAGTGTCAGTCCTTGAAGAGAACGCCAAGACTATGAGCAAGGCCATCGAAGAGTTCACCGTCTTCATTAAGGGCAGCCAAGATCCCTTTACCGGAGAGACACAGGGTGGACTGCTGGCCTTCATGCGCCGTATAGATAAAAGGCTAGACGCCTTGGACATTACCGATAAGCAGTAGGATTATCTCATGGGTATCTTGGGCGACACAAATACTGGGCTGAGCCTTGGGCAGTTTGCCAAGCACGTTCTTGTCAACACAGTCTCGGGTAGTAAGCCTTTAGATCCATTTGAAAGGCACGCTCCTCTATCTCGTTACGGTACCCAGCACCGCTATGACAAGGGTCTGTGGGTTACTGACCGGGCCAAGGAGATCGGTACCAAGCTTAAGACAGGTCTCCATGAGAAGGCCACTTCAACCCTTAACAACACAGTGGCTGCACAAAAGAGTGTCGGAGGGACCAAGTAATGCCTGGAGTCTCCCCTAAGCAGCCCAGTGAGAGCGTGGCCGGGTTCCAAGGTGGCCCTGGTGGCGACCCCTCGGGCGGTGCTGCTGGCCTGCAGTACCAGCACTTTACCACGGACACCAATGCCCACGGCTTCCTTGGAGGTACACTAGGCCGGGGCATTCAGAGTGTTCCATCCCCTGGTTCATTCTTTAGCAATCCACCTGCCGCAGGGCGTAACCTGTCGGGTGGACAGTTCGGCACGGGACATGCACACGCTGTGCTAGATCCTGAAGATTCTGAGGAGGACTAATGCCTGATCCCTTTGGCCGTATTCAGCGCAACTTGACCGGAGAGCTAGTTGAGGGTGCCTCTGACGGCGCCGTCAAGAAGTCTCGTCCCAACTGGTCCAACCCTGTGGCCGACGCCACAGACAGCGCCAGGGAGAGCCTGAGCCACGTTGAGGGCGGCTACAACTGGTCTGCACAGGACGGTGACAAGTCCGGCTATGTTCACGGGTATGTTCGCACCCAATAGAGAAGAACTTGCCTGGGCTGCTGGGGTTTTTGATGGTGAAGGCTGTGTTGCCATGTTTAAGCAGGAGCAGAGACAGCGCTTGCGGCTTCGTATTAATCAGATTGAGCCTACCACTCTGGAACGATTTCAGAGGGCTGTTGGTGGCGTAGGGCACCTTGGTGGTCCATACAGTTCGCCGTCCTCTCGTCCTAATAGCAAGCCAATATGGGCGCTCACGGTAAACGGCTGGGCAGACACCCAAGCTGTTATAGCAATGCTTTGGCCTTTCTTGTCCATGCCTAAGCGTCTTCAGGCATCAAGCGTTTTGAACCGGCTTTGGGCTGAGCCTCCACATAGAAGATCAGGGTGGTCCCGGCGTCGTTCTCAACGAGAACTAAAAGGCGCATGATAGAGGAGCCTGACGAGTGGAGGGATGAGAGCTGGCGTCATTACTTCCATCATCACAAGCAACACGACTACGATCAGAGGATTGAAGGCGTTGCCTGGTCCTGGAACGGTAGAGTAGTTGCTGTCCGAGAAGGAAAAAATGACCGGAGGTTTTTCGTGGCTTCAACTCAGACTCTTACCAGTGCAGGCGAGGTAGCAACTGCAAAGGTTAGTTGGCTTGACCAGAACGGTGCCGCCTTTACCCCGGCTGGGCCTACGACTGTCACTTCCAGTGACAGTGCTGGAGCTGTCGCAACCTCAGCTCCGTCTGCGGACGGTCTCAGTGCTCAGT